TTACAAAATCATCTATCTCATATTCACCATCTACAAGTTTTCTAAGTATTTCTTGTTCTGTTCATTGAAGAAGATAATCAACTTCTGTCTTAGAATAAACGTCCCTATAATCACTATCACCGCCAAATCTAATACGATGCCATTCTCCATTTAATCATTCGTAAACACCAATTAATTCATGTCTCATATTTGTTCTCATTCAAATATAATTTGTTGGAGGCATTGTATTATCGCGCCATATTGTCTTCATGTTTCGCATTTGCTTCTATCTTTTATATTTTATGATTATTGGCAATATCTTTATTATACTCTAAATTCGCGGTGAATTTACGAATAATTTTTTACTTTTCCAAATTTGTATTATTGAGATCTTCTTTAACTCAAAAGAGTTCTTTAAATCCTTGTTCTTTTCTTCCTTTCGGAAGTTTTCCATCTCTAATTCAGTTATCAAATGTTGCTCTACTTACGTTTAAGTATTTGCAAGCTTGATATTTACTAAGTTTATTTTGTGTATTTGTTGCTTTATTTATTGCATCTAAGAGTTCATCACATTCTTCTTCAGAAAATTTTGAATTCCCAGCATCAATATTATCTATTATCTTCTGAAGACTAAGCTTTAACAACTCTAATTTTTGCATTATTTTTTTCTTTTAAATACATTCCAATTAATATGAATATGATAGTAATTAGTAAATAGAATAATACTGCAACTTTTCCACTAATTGAAACATTAAAATAGAAATAAGTTGCGTTTAGTAAATCTATTAAAAGACTATATCAAAGAGGTAGTCTGTGCCAATTACAAAATTTTAATAGTTTTGATACAGAAATTAATATAATAAACGGAACAACAGACATTGAACAAAATATAGAAATTATATGTAAAGCAATTCCAAAACAAGCAAATATAGCCATTAATAAGTAACCAGCAGCAATTACAAATGGCGCATATTTAACTATAATTTTGCAAACTTTTAATTCAAATTTAGATATTTCCTCCATTCTTTTCGTTTATTGGAACATTTGTTCATGGTGTAAATCCTCCGAAATATCGTATTCTAGACATTCCATATCTGTTGGTTTGTGGAAACGATTGTATTGGAATATTATTCATATTTCTTTGTTGTATTTCTCTTAATGTATCTATAAGGGAATATCCATTTCCTTTATATAAATAATTATTTCAATCTATCATAGTTTAAATATTAAAAATACTTCCGAACCCGAATTGATTCGGAAGTATTTTTAATTTTTGGTTTATTCTGCTATAGTGATCCTGCACCAGAACCAGAGCCAGAGCCAGAGCCAGAACCGTTATTATCTGCTACCTGAAGTACTACTAGTTGACCTTCATCTACAACTAAAGCGTAAATTTTCTTATTTTGCGGTTTAATGTTTCCAAGGGCATCTTCTCCTGCATCATAATAGAATGCGTCTTTAATTAAATATCATGAAGGAATATTCTGTACCTCTTGAACTTCTTTAGATTCGTATCTTACAGTAGGATTGTTATTTGCATCATATTCTGTAATCTTTAAGATTTGGAATTTATGAATTGTTTCATTTTCGAAATCTAAAACAGAATAATTTCCAGAATCATCGCTTAATGTAGTTGTACCATCTCCATTATTTATAATGTGGACTTGTCCATTACTGTCAATTTCTATTTCTGGAGACCCTGTTTGATTATTGCCGCCACCTCTTGTAGGAGCTTTTCTTTGTCCTGAACCACTTCCACTTCCACTTCCAGAACCCTCTTCATCTGGCATAATGATTGTGTCACTAGTTGTTTCAATGTATGCTACAACTTCTGTAGAAGCACCGTTATGTCCAGAATAAACAATAGGTACAATAGCAGAGTCTGTGATTACATCGTCAATACCAATTCCGAAATAGAAATAGTCTGATGGAAATGCTGTATTAAGAATTTCTTCTAAATTTACATGAGCGGTTGCTGTCCATCTTCTTCAAGGATTACTATTATCGTTATAGTCAACGTTATTTAATTTAATCTTAAATAAATAGGAAGCTGGTTCGGAAGCAGTTCCGCTTGTGTTAATAGCACCGTTGTCATCAAAATAGTAATACAATGTTTTAGCACCAGAACCATCATCTGCAGCAGCAGCATCTTGTAATTGAGCATTGCTTAAACAGAACTTCTCAGGATGTGTATCATCGTCAAAAGCAAACCAGAAATTGGTATGCATGACATTTTCCATTGTATCGAAAATAGGTGTGCCCCAGAAAGATAATGTTGAAGGAAGATCATCATAAGATTCACTAGTCGTCATCTTAATTACGTTTGGAACGCTCCTCAGTTCAATTCCTTTAACTCGTGCTGGAGTTATGACTAAGTTAGCTGTACCAGAATACTCGCCTGAGTGATCTTTAACAGTTAATGGAATGATGAAAGGTTCGTTCAGAACAGTATTTGCAGGGAACGATACTCTTAAGCTAATAGAACAAGTAAGAGAATTTTCAATCTTAGTAACATAACTTGCACTTACAGTAGCAGTTACATTTTGTCCATTAATAGTATTAGTTACAGAGACTGTATTGTTAGTAACTTCCATTACATTCGTAGAAGCACCAACGTTTTCTTTTAGTTGTGCTAATTTTACATCATTAACCCAAACAGTACCATTAGAAAGCAGATTTAAATTCTCATACAGACTTAATCTACCAGTAGCATAATAAAAGTTTTGTTCAGAAGCTGTTATTACATCATTGCTATCAACGATAATTTGTTTATGGTCATCTTCGATATCCAGAGTAGTAACAATATAATCTGGAATTTCTTTAATTAACCAAAGTTTGATAGCACTGAATTCACCCCACTTGTGTTCTCCTGCATTCGCATCATATTGCCATTTACGCATAGAGGCATAAACATACGGTTTCTGATCACTAACACCCGGATTATCGTCCTTAGCAATGAGTGTAGTAGCAGTTCCGTTAACAGTAAGTGTTATAGAAGGTAAGCATTCAGATTCATTAATGTGTTTTGCAGGACTGTGATTATCTGTATAATTAGTATCCGCTAATCTTGTAGGATAAACGCTACCACTAACGGCACCAGCTTGTTCTTCAGTTAAATCCCAGAATACATATTCTACACCATCGCCATCACGTCCTTTTTCACCATATTTGGCCCATAGAGCAACATTGAAATTACCCCAAACTTTTTGTCCGTTTTGATAAGAACTGTGTCTTACACCAACCCATTCACAAGGTAACTGTAATGTTACGCCAGCCGGATGATCATGCCAGAAGTAATCGTTTCCAATTTTTAACTCCTCATCACTAGGTGAGAAACCGCTTGCTGTTACCATTGGTAAGAAATCGTCTGCGTATAGGTCTTCAGATACTTTAGTTAGTCCATCATAAGTACCATAAACCTGAGACATACCAGGAGCATGATGTTCATCATCAGTACGGAAGTATACAAATTCAATATCTTTACCATCAGCACCATCAGAACCGTTTTGTCCTTGAGGACCAGTATCACCTTTATTACCTTTTTCGCCTTTAACTTTAGCAATAGTTCAATCTGACCAACTTCCGTTTTCAAAAGTACACATCGCCATGTAAATAGGATCAACAATGTAATCACTCCATATACCATAAGAACTACGTACTGCAGCTTCCCATAAAGTTTCGCGTTGTTCGTCAGTACCGCTGAAATCGTTTAACGTTAAATTATTACTATTTCAAAGTGAAGGGTTTGAGTAAACTGTAGCGGCTTTTGTATCATTAGAGTATTCAACTTGAACACCCGCACGATCGCCAAGTTTCCAAGGACCGGTTCATACATTGGTTTGCTGTTGAGACTCATCACCGATTAGTGCAGTGATAACCCAAATTTGATCATCGCTATTAGAAGGAACGCCGTCCGTCCAAGTGATAGTATTAACAATACCGTCTAATGGATTAGCATAAGATTGACCTCCACTTACAGTATAACCAGTTAAGTCTTTAGATGTTCTGGTAAATGCAAATTCTGTATAAGGTTGATAGTAATAATGGCTTTCAGCAGCCTGAACCTCTACTTTATACATTCTCCATTTCTTAGGAGTAGTAAATGCGCTTCAGTGGCCGGTTGTTCCGTTATATCTACGCAAAGAAACATATTCGTAAGGTTGCTGTTCATCTACATCAGAAGGATTGTCTGTTCAGCCATTAGGAATAAATTCTCTAGTATCATAATATTCGAATCCAGACTTAGGATGTGCGTAGTCGATATTGTTATCATTAGCTTCTGCAGATACATCCTGATTGTTTGCGTTATTGTAGACTTCTCTTAATTTAGTAGGAGGATATTGTGCTGCAATAATAGGATCAGAAGTAGCTAAGAATATGTATTCTACACCATCACCGTCAATACCATCTTCTCCTCACATGGATCAGATTGTAGGATTGCTGTATGCGCTTCATGTACCGTTATCTTTTGTACGAATTGATACAGCTTCAATTTGATAAGTTTCACTTATTCCGGAAGGACGATCTGTTCAACCATTTCCAGAAGGAGTTGTATAAACAGGAAGATCATCTGGACGATTGTCTCCATGTTCTGCTATAGGTGTAGTGTTTTTGATATTATTAAACTCTGCATCTGTACAAAGAATATATATAAATTCAACGCTATCTCCATCAGCACCATCTTCACCAGGTTCTGCTGTTAAACAAATAGGGGTTTCCCAAGGATCTTGTCCAACTTCTGACTTTGTTAAATAAGAATATGTAGCAGAAGTCATCCATAGATAAGGTGTTGAAGTAGTAGCATTCTCTGGATGATTACTTCATGCAGAAGAAGCGTTTGCTTTAAGTGCAATATTATCTATATTTGCAGCAGTGTTTCATTCTCAAACACCTACTACTGGTTTTGCAGGAGCAGTTGTTGGACTATTTGTTCTTTGATAAAGAGTAAATACACGATAATAGTCAACGTTTTGTCCAGTCATTGCATCTCTAATCATAGAAGCAACATCACTAGTGGTTGTATAATTTGCTAGATCACTTAATCTAATGAAATAATTGTGATCGTTACCTTTAACGTATTCATTTTCGATTGCAGAATCTAAAACACCTTCTAAAATTTGTCCAATTATGTGTTTTACATCTGCTTCTGTTACTCCACTAACAGTTCCTCCAAAATCATCAAGATCTACAAGATCTGTTCAAGTTTGTCCATCAGATGTTTTTTGGAGTTTGTGTGTAGAAGAGTCAAATCTAACATCAAATAAAGAAACTTCTCCAACACTAATGGTTCCAAGATCAACTAATCCATCAACCGGGCTATATGTGGTACCATTTACTTTCACATTTCTCACAAGTCCATCTAATGATTGATGTTGTGTTAAATAGTTACCCTTTGGCTGGAAATTATCAGTTGTTCATGCCTTTGTGGCATAATTAGTTAAATCAGGATTAGGTATATTAATTTTAACATCTCCGTCTGGTCCAGGTCCGACCCCGTTAATGGATTTGACCATTGAACCTTCGATTTCGGCTAGTCTCGTATAGATTAAATCTATATCAACTCCATAATCAGGACGAACAGTAGAATTTTCTTCAAACGGAAGTTCACCAGCGTCAAATAAAACATCACCTAATGTTACATTAGAGATAATTTTACGTCCATTTTTATCAGAAACATAATTTGCTCTAACAACTTCTCTATGTCCAAAGTGCCACTTGCCTTCTGTGTTCTGCCAAATAGAAACACCGGCAAGAGTAAGATTCATTAATTCAGAAATAGAAATTAGATTTGTTCAATATTCGTCACCTTCATATTTCCATTGAATAAAGTTAGCAGGACCGGAAGACTCGTCACTTCTTTTAGTATTATCAGAATTTGTTCTAAGTAAAAGAGGACGTTCTTGAATAGGACGAAGGTCCATTAAATCGATAGATTCTGGCATGTATCTATCGTTTGTAAGTTCCCATGTTAGAATGTTGTTTTCTAGTACAGGTTTTCAAGTCGGCCCAGTTAAACTAGGAGAAATTGTCTTTGTTTCTCCATTAACTTTAACACGTAATTGATCGTCTTCAAAATTTACATCAATTCTAGGAGCTACTGCTGAATCACCGTCTTCACCTCTAGGACCTCTTGTACCTTGAGGACCCTGACTTACCAACTTTAGGAATCCTTCTTGTTCTGCAATGTTTTCGTGTGTCGGAAGAACACCGTCGTGCGCAAGACAGACGTATAAAGAGTTTCCATCAGTGACAAAGTCAATTCTCTCTTCGTTGTTATAATAGGCTGTGTGTCCATCAACAATATATTGAGAAAAATTAAAGGTTGGAGCCTGTAATTCAGGATTATCACTAATTGATGCACTTCTCATTCTAATTTTACCAATTATTTGTTTTTGTTCTTGTATATCAATAATTTTATTATCTAATAATTCGTAGGCATGAATGAGATCTCAAATTTCACATAAATCCGTGTCTCTAAGAACATGACCCATTTCTAAATCTTTTAATTTGTCTATAAATATATCATAAATAGTTTCAAGTATATTATCCATCGCAACCACAACTCCTTTTATCGTTAAGTAGATTCTTACAAATATCTCCACATCCTTTCATGCGATCGTAAATTGCTTTAGCCATTTCTATTTTTCCTAATTCTATATAATGCTCAATTAATCAAACAGCAACAAAAAGAAAATCACGTTGTGACTTGACATCATCGTTTTTACATATAACTTTGCCGCAGTTTTTAAGCATATCTTGAAACACCTTTAATTCTAATTCAGCAAGGCACTTCTTTAATTTGCAAATTGAAAAAGTTTCATCAAGTTCATACTCTCCAATATATTCTGGATTCCACACATCGTCTCTTTCAGAATCAATATGGTCCATAATATATTTAGCAGTATATGTAGTATAACCTGTATCGATAGCACCATTAACTAGTCTTGTTCCAGCTTTTTTAAAGGTTACTACTCGATATCAACCGTCTTTTTCAATTTCAAATTCCATCCTAGCACTGCAAGGAACAATATCAGAGAAGTCTGCAGTTTCTGGATTAAATATGAATTGATACATGTTGGAGGTGTCGCCATAAAATCTAGTTACTAGGCGACACCCTTCCATGTATATATCTTTATTAAAATTACCCATTATGCGTCTCTTATTTCGTTATTATAAGGATTTCCATCTCACATCTGCATAATCTCTGCATCAAGTTGCTTTTCTTTAACTTCAATAAGCTTGTCATTGTAATCCTTCTGATCAATAGCTTCTTTCTCTTGAATCTCAACTTTCTTCTGTTCGATCTGAATCTTTGCTTGAGCAGCAGCCTCAACCTGAGATTGCAGACGTTTGATTTCATTTTGTAAATCAGAAATAGTTTTCTGACTTTGTTTTGCATCGGATTCGTATTGCTGTACTTGTTGCTGTAACTGTTGCATCATATTGTTTTCAGCCTTCTTGTTCTTGATAGCAAAAGTAAGTCTTCGCTTCATTTCTGTAAGACTGTTGGCGTCTAAGATATCAAACGCCATTTCAGCATCAACTAATCCACCTTTAATTAATTCGAAATTCATTTGCTGTGCAGTTTGAAGTTTCGTATAAGCTTCAGAACTATCTGCAATATGAATATCATAATCTGTCATTGTAAAATGTTCTGGTAAAGCGGTAAACGTTTTTACTAAACGCTCCCCAAGAACTATTGTACCAGTTAAACCGTTTTTAAATACAAATTTAGCAAGATTTAGTAAATCATAACAAACTTCTCTTTGCATTAAATCCATTGCGTGGAAATATTGTTTAGTAAGAAGTGTTGATTGATGTATGCCAACTTTGACATTAGATGCAGCTTCTCTTTCTTGAATCTGTCCAAGTTTTTGCTGGAACACACCAGAGATAGCAGAAGCTTGTTGTTCTATACTATCTATTGCTAATTGAATTGCTTGAACCGCTTGGGCTTTAATACTATCATCATAACCGTTAAAGGTTGTATTGATTAATTGCGCTCCTTCTTGTGAAGAATCATATCAAGCGATACCGTTCTTTTTATAAGCAATTCATTTTTGGATTCTTTCTGGCATTTCAACTCCTAGAAAATCAGGAAGGCTAGCAGCATCAACCCAATCGCCAATTGTTCCAGAAGTAGCAATAAGATTATCTCTATAATATGTTAGAAGATCGTATCTATCTTGAAGCCCCATCGTTGCTTGTATTAAACTAAACGGCTGTCCGTTCTTATCATTAAAGAACATTCCGTTAAGATTTAAATTACAAGAACGAGCATTTGTTTTACTTCTAATATAATATTCTGGTTCTCCATCAGTTATATAAACATCTCCTCCAATCTTAACACCTTCGTGTAATACAGATCTGTTCTTTTGTTTGTCAAACTCTAATCATTGACACTCAAACACAGGAATTGTTCTATTGCTGAGTGTACTTGCTCATTCATCTGTAGCATATGGATATAAAGGATGAACCTCTAATCCAGCAAGTATTCCTGGGGTTGGACCAGTTGCTTTATTGCCATCTTCTAACAAGTAATCCATTTCAGAATGTACAACCATGTAATCGTATAACGAATCACCGTGTTGCATATCTGTAAAATATTCTTCTACTTTTTTAATAGCAGCATCTGTTAAATCTTCTCCAAATTCTTCTAGAATTTCATCTCGAGTTAATCAACGTCTAATTACCGCACGTCTTGATTTATTTAGAAAGAACGAATTTGGATTTCTTTCTACAAAGGTATCAAGTGGGTTTAAGATTTCCAAACAAAGATTATCTTTACCTCCTGATGGTTTTACTCTATAATAACAAACTCCTCCAATTAAAAGGTCTGTTAATAATTCGCGTAGTTTGTTTCTTAAATCAATTTCACGATTATGTTTAATATACTCAAGAATGTTTTGAGCTGCTATTTCGTAATCAGACTCAAAAGAATTTTCAACATCGTTTTTTATTCTTTCTAACTCCTTTTCTATAAAAGGGTCGTTTACTGGTTCTTTTGTTCCCATTAAAATGTCAATTAAAGCATGATGCAAATATTTCATTAAGAACGAATGCATTTCCGCATCAATTTTTAATTGTTTATCTCTTTGAATTTTAGAAACTGTCTCGTCATCTTTACACGTTACTTGCATATCAGGTTCTAGTTCAAGATATTCTCCAACAAGAACGTCAATGTGCTTTTTCATTAAAGGTGTAAATCCAATAGACGTTGGGACTCCGATTCCAAAATTTTCTTCTAAGTATTTAAATTGTTCAGCATCTCTTTTACCGTGATAGTAATTATATGCCTTTCTAAGTCCTACTTTGTCATAAACAAGTTGAGATATACACTTGTCTATTTGTTCTATTTCGTGTTTATTCATCGTCCCCTTCAATTTCTTCTTCAATTACAAGAGGTTCACGAGTTATCTTGTAGAAGTGAACCTTTTCATATTTATTCTTTTTAAACTCTTCTCTTATGAAGTTCTTAAATTCTTCTTCTGTTCCTTCATAGGAAAGAACAATCGGTGTGTAGAATCTATCTAGATACAGATAAAGTTCATATATTGTGTCATTTAATTCCTGACATGGTTCACCGCATTGTCTTTCTGGTTTTGTAACTAAAATTTTTAGTTTACCTATGTAACAATTTTCTGTAACTTCGTTAATTATACACAAAACCTCATGTTCTAATTCTGTCATTATATCATGTTATTTTTTTCTGGGATTACTCCCCATTTCATATAACCTCTTTCGTCTTTAAATCAACCGATGTCCTTTCATTGTTTAGATGTTACCGCGGGTTTCATTGGAGTTATACCAGTCAAAGACTCATCTCCAATTTCTGCCATTTGCATTGCAGCAATCATATCGAATTTTCTTTTGTTTTCGTACGTATATTTCAGAAGTTCTTCTAACATTTCTGGATAATCTATTGTATAATAATAGTCAGCTAAAAATCCGCTAATTAGTTCCAGGCCATGCTTAATAACCGCTTCTGTACCAGGTACACCGATTAATCTTTTCGTAGGTCTCTTCTTGACTTTAACAGATACTGCGTATTCAGGTCGACTCATAAGAAGATGATCTTTTTTACGATCTCTTAGAAATTGTTGAAATGTAATTTTGGTGAATTCAAGCATTGCTTGACAATTATACCAAGTAAGTAATTTCAGAGCAATCATGTATGCTATACGAATATCTCGAGGTCTATCTTTATAAACAGCTACATATTTAGGTTCTTTGTCTCCAAAAACACGTCTTTTAATTACAATGCAGAAATCAGATACATCATTTTCTTCTGCTGAATTATCAGTACCCATATCAATAGAGTCTATTCCTGCCACATAGAGATTTTTCCACACATTTCCTTCAGGGTCTTTCAACGGGGGCTCGACTACAAGTAATTTGGATGTTGTGGATTCATATGCGTTTACTTTACTATACTGTGGCGCATTCTTATCTCACTCTAATGTCATTGGTACAATCTTATCTCCAGCATTATGAATTTTGATATTTACCATTTGCTGAGATATTAATTCTGCGTCAAATACGTTAGCGCCTGTTTTTGCTAAAGCTTCTTCAGGATAAAAACAGTGCTCAGCGCATTCATCAAGGTATTTTTGGCCACTAAGACCTTTACGATAATCTTCGTAATATTTTTTAAATTCAACGTAGTTGGTTACGCCACGATTATCTAAGTATTTAGAAGTAAGTGCAAATTTGTGGCAAGGTAAGAAGAATGATGTAATTTCTGGTTTTCCGTCGAAAGTATCATAATTCTTATAAGGTAATACGTTATAGGCTCTTGGGTTTTCAAAAGCGTCTGCTAGACCTCCCAAGTTCATGTTATCACCACCAGTACCCAGACCTATTCTGGTTCCGAAGTGTTTACCACCAAGTTCTACAAGTGCGTTTCCCTGAATCCAAGAAGTTGTAAAGACTGGATTAGAACCAGCTTCTTCATACACAAGTCTATCAGTACGATCACCACGAATATTAGACGGTTTGTGGGCAATGATTGTGTGAATTTCACTCATTCATCCAAATTCAGTGCCATCTCGTGTGACCTTAGACGCTCTTTTAGTATCTTCGTTGTTTACTTTCTGACGAACGTGTCTTAAACCACCAGCAGTATTAGTATTTAACCAATCTAGTTGATATCAACATTTATTTTTTAAAGATGTTAACTTTTCATCATCAAACGCAGTCAAAACAGAACGATAATCAGATTTCGTTGTGTATGGTCTTACAACCGTTGCAGCAGTCATTTCAGACCAACCAACACCACGACTTTTTAACGCAATGGCGTCTTTATGTAACCGTTCTGCCATTTCTAGGTAATGAAACCATTCATATTGTTTAGAAAGGAAAGATGGAAAATCGTAGTGACGACCAGCACCAGCAATCGCGTTTTCATCGATAACTTCCATACGATAGTAATTCAAATAATAGTAATTATCGCCAGTTATTCTATACTTTCCAACTGTGTAACCTTCGTTCATTCTGTCAACTTCACGTCTTCACAAATCATGCCAAGGTTTAGAGAATTCTGGAAATTTTGTATACGCTTTTGTGCTTTGATAAATTATTGCCATCTCTCTAAAAGGTTCTGGATCAAAATCCAACCCTTTTTCCATCGTTATTGGTCTGTAACCAGTAAGTTCGTATGATAACTCTGGATCGAAATAAAGAATTTCCTCATCTATAGGAACATCTCATTCTTCACCAGGTCTTTGATGATGTGTCTTAGAAACATCTTCAATTGTATCTACTGTTTCTAAAGTATTTTGCTTTTTAATATCTTCTTCAAAAAGCTGTCTTATTAACTCTTCTTCATAAGTTCGATCAAACTTTGGTAAAGCTTTCTCTTTTTGTTCTTTTTTGACTTCCTCTTTAGTCTTTACCTGTTTGACTCTCTTACCTGTTACACGATCTATAGCCATATTATTCCATTTAATCTAACATTCCAAGTTGAACTCCACCTCTTACGGCCGCAGCTGCTTCTTGTTCAGTTTTATGTAATTGCTCCAAGGTTTGAAGCTCTGACCTTATTTTACTTATAGAAGTTAAGTCACCAATCACATCTTTTGGTTTATAGATAGGTTTTCCATCAGCATCAACCTCTGAAAAATCTATAGAATCAAGATGTACACGCATTTTATAAATAGTGTGATATGCAGTCTTAATTAAAGCCAGGATTGGATCAGACTCTTGTATTTCTTGATACTTGTGATAAGCATTTACAAAGTCTGGATCTTTTAAATCTGTCTCTTCCAATCCACTATCAGCTAATGCTGCTTCATGTTTTTGTTTTTCTAAATATTTAAAATAAGGACTTTTGAAATCAAGAACCAAATAAATGTAAGTGAATTCCTTATAGGCGCGAATTCGCTGTTCACCTTTTTTATCCTCCTTACATTTATTTCTTTCTGGTTCTCAGAGTTTTGCGAATTCCTTTATGAGTAATATGCTATAATCGTCTATTCGAAGCGAGTTTGTTGCGTTATCGAATATAAAGATTTGCATAAATTATTTATTCTTTTTTTCTTTATTTTGTTTATGTTTAATTAACGCTGCTTCAGCTGTTGCACCGCCAATAGCTCCCAAACCATATTTTAATCAATCTGTTTCTTTGTGTGGAAGAACGTCGTTTTTTAAATAGTTAATAAAACGATTTGATAGTGAGTTCTTTTTAACAAAATCTGACATGTTAATATTATTCTCAAAATTTTCAAAGTTTTTTGAATAAAGTTTATCTATATCATAATCCAATGCACTATATTTTGGAACATTGTATTTTGGCATGACTCCTTCTTTTATAGCTTTTGATAAGACTTCAGATTCCTTAGCGTATGGATTTTGGGTTGGAATTCTTACTTTTCCAATTGGAGCGGCGGCTCCTAACATACCTGTTTCAGAATTGGGATTGGGCATAAAAGCACCTACAATTTTACCAGGAGCAGAATTTTTGAAATTATTTCAACCGGTTTTTACACGATTTCAATCATTATCTCATTTATTACGATAATAATCAAGTATTGTACCTTCTTGAGCTTTTTCTATTTTACCGCCTTTTTTAAAACCATATGGAGTAACCATTCTTAAATTATTCGCCATAGTTGCAGCATAATCCGTACCAGATGTGAATTGTCCAAGGTTCATTCCTGCATCACTTACGAATTGTCCGGTTGCATTATTTACCATGCTACCATTAGGAATCCTATGGAAGAATGTACCAGTACGGGCTTGTGCTGGATTCCATACACCTTTTAACCCTTCGGCAATTTCTGGACCAGCTTCTACAAGATAAGGAATTGCTTCTGCCGCTAACATTGTTCCGCCAATAACAGCTCCGATTTTTGCACCAGTTTGTCCAGCATTATCCATTGCGTTACTAATGCCTTGATTATATCTTCTTTGCTGAATATTTACAGGAAGCTTACTATAGGCAATTCTCTGCTGAAGCTCTGGAGAAGTATAGTTTTCATAAATATCTTGAATAAACTCATTTCCACCATTTCTTCTATACAAGAAATCTCTTGCAGCATTTGCATCATCGGTGTCTCCTCAGAATCAATTGGCATCGTTATAAGCCCTGTTTGCAATTTGTCTTAGATAAGTGTC